GTCTGATCTGCTTAACTCAACACCATATGCACTGACTGCCATAGCGTTGCCAGCTTGATTAAAGGTAAATGTATACCCCTCACCGGCTAACCCAAGGCTGAGACTTCCACTGTTGGCTATTCCAAAGTGAACCCCTTGGTCGTTGGAGCCAGATACATCTACACCTATTCTGTCAAAGTCTGCTGCGAACAGACTCATAGGTAAAGCAAGTAATGCAAATAAAAGTTTCTTCATACTCTTAGTTATCCTCTTTTAGTGTGTCAATCTTTTCCTCAAGTCTAACCAGATGATCCATAATCTGATCGAATTGAGAATCTGTTCTGTCTACAATCCTCTCTAATCTCTGCTCTGTTGTATCGCCCTTAAATTGAAGGATACTGATAGCTTCCCTTAGGTCGTAGATGAAGGTGAAGCCAGCTATAATTATACCTATAGTAGCTATGATATGCCCAAGAGATATGCTCTTGCTGAATGGATTTCCGTTACTCATTCTTCTGCGTACGCTTGTCTTTCGTATGCTTCAATAGCTCTGATAAGTTGTTCGGCTCTTCTGTTCTCACCCTTGGCAATCGCCCACTTTAACTTACCCTTTAGTTCAGCCATATCTCTGCTAAAGTTTTTACTTTTAAAGTATGCTTGCTTCTCAAGGTCTATATCATATGCTCGTGTACCCGTCAAGAACCTTAACCACTTTGCAGATTCAGATAGGTCAGTAGGGTTAGATTCTCTGAATGCTCCCCATCCACCCCATCCTTTAGTGACTGTTTGTTCACGAGTAAAAGGATCAATTCTCTTTTCTCCGAACACTCCGAAGGGATTAAGTCTATTAATCTCTGTAACAGGGACAAGTAGTTGAGCCAGCTTCCACAGTCTAGGCGATAAGGCTACTCCAAGAAAGTCCTTACTTTCACCCAGCCCTAAGTAAGACAACTCCGCAATAGGCTTCTCTCTAAAGGTGTCATAGTTAGCAAGCTGCTCAAATATTTCCTTTGGAAATGGAGAAACCATCTCAGTAATTAGTTCTTTAGGGTTCACAAGTCTTTGCATTTCTACCAATGGTATAGTATTCAACATGGTGAATGCCTTTATAACTCCTGCATTTTCCTTGCCTAAGAATACAGGTACACGCTTACCCCAGAATGCACCAATATCTGCAAGATCTATCTCATCACTATCATATTCAAATTGTTCTTTAGCTAAGTGTAACTTCTCTGCTCGTTGTGGATTAAGGATAAGATGTTTAATCTGGACAGGAAAGTTCTTTCTGGTCCATGTATAGAAAGGCATGATTCTCTTCATCCAATTCCTTTCAAACTTAGAGAGATCTGAGTAATCAAACAATGCTTCTTTAACTTTATTACTAGCTATGTCAAAGATAGCATCCTCTTTAGTCATCATCCTTCTAACTTGAGCGAACTCATCACCATATCCTTCAAGGTCAGTAGTCCAGTACACATTATCACCCTTACCAAACTCAGATAGCTTAACCTTCTTCCCATCGGGTGCAATCCATTCAAGATCGTCACCCTTCTTAATTTTATTAAGAGTGTTAATAGCTATTGCGTATCGGGCATTACCTTCTATAGTTCCACCCATAGCAAACCCCATCTTAATAGCTGGATTATCTTGACCAAATCTTTTAGACCACTTCTGGTATTTACCTCTACCTAATAGATATTCCATATTATCTATTTCATCTCTAACAACATCCTTCCTGTAATGACCTGCATTAACACCTCTATCAAGCATCTCATTAGATACTCTTTGCATTGAGAAACCAGTGTCAGCAAAGTTATCAGCAACCCACTCGCTGTCATCTATCTTAGGTAACCCCTTTAGCGCAGTACCACGAACAGGTTTTCCTGCTAACAGCCTGTCTTGTATCCCCTGCTTGATGGCGTTCTGCCCCTCGAACCTTGCATAGTATTGTAGTTTGGCTGCATCACCAAATGTTTCGACTGCTTTAGGAATATTAGATCCTAACCCTGTAACTATATAAGCATTAAAGATATTACCTATAGCATTACGCATATGGTAGGCTGGCCTTACTGCTAGAGTCCATGCCTTCCAGGGGTTCTGTATTCGATCATAGAACTTAAGAAACTTTTGTAGCTCTTTATTCCCTGGTGTAGATGCACCCATCAATTCCATCTGCTGCTCTATTTGTTTTGCTATATATTTAGGAGCCTTAAAGGTTCCTTCTATCAGCCCTTCCTTTGCAATAAAGTCTTCTCTAGCCTTCCTAGATAATGAAAGCGCATCTTTAGGAAGAACAGACTTGTCAAAGATTCCTACGCCAGCTACAGCCTGACCATAAGTGGCCTGTTCTATTCGATCTGCTTCCTCTACAAGTTTTTTATGATTTCTATACTTGTCAGGTATACCCTTAACAGATACCCATTCACTCATATCAGCGTCAATGGGCTGCCATATCTCTTCACCAGCCTCATCTAATGTTCTCTGTTGTATAACGGCAGGGTCATCAGGACTTCTGCGCATCCATCTGCCAACACCCAAGACTGGAGGCAATCCTTTTTCTGCATTCTTTACAACGAATGAAGATCTTGGTCTTAACCCAAAGTCCGTGACATGATCGATAAACCATTTGGTCTGCATAGCGGAGGCATGGTCAGCATACCTTAAACCAATAGCTACATTAGGATCAGTATGGAAAAACCTCTTCTCATATGGTATATCAGCAGGGTTCGCATAGGCTGTGCCACCAATCCTCTCAGCCTTCCTCATGTTAATGTCGTCTAGGCTTTCAACTGGACTGGCTTCTCTTCCTGATCTAAATGTATGCCTTCCAAAATATAAAAGAGGGTCATCACCTTTAGGCATCAGGCCATCAGGTATGAAATCGTCGGCTACTTTACCTGATTCAATCAGCTCTCGACCAGCAGGTGTATCAAATCTAGGGAAGTAGTGTCTCATTATAAGACCTCTAACAAATATACCCGCTGCTTGTTCTTCCTTCAAAAAACCAGTAAGAGTTTTCTCCCACTCATCTGCATACTTTAAACCATCCTCTCCTAGTATTGCAACTGTAGCCTTTCTTAGTTTATCTTCATCTGGTTTATGAAAATTAGTTAGGATAGGATAGGGTTTATTCTTAGGATTGTCTAAGGCTGGCCTATCTAGCCAGTTCCGAAACGCACTATGAACTTCTTCTTCAGTTTTCCCACTGGACTTGATCTTCTCATCCATCCATGTCTTCATCTTTGGAAGTTCTTTAGCCAGCTTCTTTTCTACCTTCTCCCTCTGCCTTGCTGCAGTTTGAGCAAGACTTTTAATTTCTCTTTCTCTTCCCAATGGGATATTCAAGGCTCTCGCAAAGTCTTTAACCTTGTCGTGATCCTTAATGGTCTGCATCCATCGAGCTACTTGAGGTGGTGTTGCTGCTCTTGCTCCCTTGGCTACACCATATATAGTCTTACCTATAAGACCACCCGCATATGTAACTGGGTCGGTAGCTACATCACCTGCGAACCCTACTATACCACGATACCATCCAGGTAAGGAAGGGTCAAGAAAGTCTTGAGTTCTGATCTCCTCTTCACCCATAAGGCCGCGCTTCGCGCCAGTTATAAACCCTTCATTCGGTGTGGTATCTATACCACCAAGGGCTTGATGTATGTCTCCACCAAGTTCTGTTTCTTTTAGTCCTACCTTTAATGCTTGGGCTGGCCTTTCTATTTTGGCAAGCATACCCATGAAGCCCCCACCTTTCGCTGGAGCCTTCTCTGGTTTAAGACTAACCTCTAATCTTTTCTTTTGCTCCTCTGCTGGTAAGGAAAGAAATTCATCAGTAACATTAGCATTATAGGTTTGCCCTTCGTAATCAAATCTTACACTAGGCATCAACTCTCTCCAAGTTTTGCACACCTTCGGCTAGACTTGATCCACCTACAAGATCTGCTATCATTTGCCTAGCCTTCGCTAATCGTATGTCACGATTAGACTGTACTGGTGGATTCTTCAGCCTTCCAGTACCCCATGCGGCAACAAGTTCAGCGGCAGCGCCATCAATATCATATTGTGCTATCTCCATGATTCGATTCCATATGCGCTCTTCTTTAGTCTTGCCTTCTTCCATACCTAGTTGATGACCGGACAATACTGCTGCTTGCTCTGGACCAACTAAAGGAGTTAATCTTTCATAGGCTATCCTTGCATTCTTAGGCATATCGCCATCTTTGTATACAGCTCTAACCACATCAGCAAAGTGTTTGCTTTCTTTATATGCTTTGCTCTGTTCGATGATAGCTGTTCCTCTCTCAAAAAATTTAGTTGGGTCTGCACCTGCTGCAACGAGTCCGTACCCAAATTGAAGCATCCTACTAAGCTGCTCTTTACCTTCCGCTGCTAATAATTCTTGTTGGTCAGCAAAGTTAAGTATATCTGTTGGCGCACCCCAAGGTTCTTGAGGGGTATACGGCCCTGTTTGTTCAACCATAGGCTCATCATCCCCAGCCATCATACCATAGCCTGTACCTAAAACTGATGCTCCAACACCCCCCGTAATAAATGGGTGACGACGAGCGTATCCAGCAGGAAGTGCTTTAGTTACAGCGGGGACTCCGGGATATGTAAAGGAAGGTGCAGTTTTCGTTCCGGCTGTGGTAACTGTGTATGGATTAGGCGTCTGTTTGGGCATTAATTTCCCTTTAACACCAACTTTAGGTCCTCCCTCTACCCTCCAGTTTCTAACACCACCTGTACCACCAGGCGTAGTTCCTGTAACCCTTGGATCTCTAACACCTCTTTTTAATTTATCAATAGGAGTGTATCTAGCATCATAAGGTTTTATCTTTCCTCTTATTATTTTGTCAACACCTGTGGCTGTCTTCCTTAAAGGAAGGTTTATTCCCTTGCCTCTCATTAGCCAAGGCAAAGCACCCCTTATTAACCAAGGTATTGCTGCTAGTGGAGCTGCCATTAGTATAGCCCTCCTCTGTAGTATGGGTTAGCTGTTCTATGTTCCATAAGTCTTCTTATTCTATTTCTTTCTAGCCTATCATCTACTTGTCCTCCTCCTAAACCAATCTTGTCAGCTAGAGCCTTAGCACCTTTCATTAGCATGGGGGTAAAGTATGGATTATCCCTCATGAAATCCTGCGCTCCTTGAGGTAATCGCCCACCTGTATTCGGTATTACAGTTTTATCCCACCAATTAGTATACCTATCCAAGCCCCCTTCAATGCCCTGCATTGTGCGACCCATACTCTTTATAAGATTACCCATGTTTAAAATGGTAGAGGGATCTTGAATCCACCTTCTCGTACGAGGGTGTTGTGGAAGTGTTAGATTTAAATCTCCGCCCCATGTTTCACGAGCAGGACTCTCGGGAGAGCCTCTTCCGAATAGTCTTAACCTAGCCTCTTCAATACTTTCCCCTGGAAGTTTTTCCATTGATGGCCCTTCTGAAGCCCTAACAACTTCCGGTATAGTAGCTCTTGGTTGACGAGCATAACCACCGGATAGATTTCTAAGATTCCAATATTGCTCCGAAGGTTCTGTTGATCGTAGCTGTTGTGGCGGTGTGGGCGTTACTTCTGCTTCCTTCATGGCTCTAAGATTGCTTATGTCTGCATGAGATAGTGGGGTCTTGGCTGGTACATCCCACATCCCAGTTGTTCTTGCCCATTCCCCTGCTTGATTAGGGGGAGATGGTTGAAACCCCCGCTTATAAACATTCGGTGGAAGAGGTATTCCTCTGACTCTTGATCTTTGTGGGGCAGGTGTGATGTTAATACCAGGGGAATCTTTTTGAAACCTAGCGTTATCTACCCACTCTTTTGTCATGGTGAGGTCGCCCCTTTTTTGCACCAGTTTATTCTTAACCTCTGGCTGTGGCTGTCTTACCATAAGCCGTTGTCCACCCTCCTTAGCCGGTCTATCACCATAACCACTCCATGCCTGACTAGCAGGAATCATCGAATGTGTTGCCACCTCTCCAGCCCGTAATGTATTAGGTCTGTTTTCAAACAGTCTCCTATTTCTTTCAGACTGCGCTTGCCTTTCTTTTAACCACTCTAATGCGTTCATGCTATCCACCAATAAGGTTTCTGTTGTTCCCAAGGTGCGAACTGACCCATCATGCTAGGCCATTGCCTTTGCCCACCACCAGCTACTACAGCAGGAGCCTGACCTATATCCTCGCCTCTCATGCTTTCCATCATGGACATAAGAAATGCTTGCTCCATAAGATCCATCTCTTTTTTTGGCTTGTCTTCAGTAATTTTAGGGACATATGACTGCGGTTTTGTTTCCATAAACCTTTGTTTACCAGACAAGATTGCAGAAGTATCTATATCTTCTGTGATTGGTCCATAGTCAACCCGAGGCTGTTGTGCTTCTTCTTCTAATCTTACCTCACGTTCTTCAGTGGTCTGCTTAAGATTGGCTACTTGCGTAGCCAACCAATCCGCATATCTTATTGCATCCTCTTTAGTATTGGCCCAAGTCTCGTCCCACAAATTCCTTCCTGCTGACATAAGCCAAGGATAATCAATATCCCTTCTTTGGGGTGCCAAGTTATTATATATATATTCGTCCATAATAGCCCCCTACATTCCCATGATTGCTTTAGTTATTAAGGTTGACAATACTGCCTCACCTGGATCTGTACCGCCCGGACCTCTGGCTGTGGTCATGCCACCGTAATCACCATGAATACCAGCAAGATAGGATTGCAATGCTTGAGTTGGTTGTGCACTCTCGTACTCGTACCTAGCAACATCTCTATTAAGAGCTGCCTGTTCCATAGCTCTCTGCTCTCCACCAAGCTGCGCTGCCTGACCATACACGCCAAATGGAGCACTAAGCATTCCTGGGTACAATCCTAATGCAGATTGAGCCCCTTGTAATCCTTGTAAACCATAGCCCATACCAAACTGTTGTTGACCTACACCCATCTGTGCTGCTGGCATACGACCTGCTTGTGCCTGTTGATATGCGCCACCATATAATCCTGCTAAATTCTGAGCTAATGCTTTCTGTCCTGCACTGGCTACATTAGCTGCAAATATATCACCTCTTGATCCTCCGCCGGGCTGATAAGCTATTGTGCCTTGTCTTACATTAGCTAAGCCTTCAGCTACTTGATCTTCAAACTGTCCTCTATATGCGTCAGCCATCATTCCAAAGTGACCACTGTCATAGTCTACATCTCCTCTAAGCATCTGAGAATACTGGTCGTCTTCAAACGGGAGAACGCTGGAATATGGCATTCCAGGAGATCCTAGCGCTCCTGATGCTCCACCTATATTCATAGCGCCTCTGGTAAAGGGTAGAATATCACCTAAATAAGAGGCTTCAGACTCCTGCATTAAGTCTGTTCCTCTACCACCCATACCAAACTCATACGCTCTTGACATTGCATCTTGCTGATTAGGATCAAACCCCATAAGCCCAGGAGCTACCATTCTTCCACTAGCGTCCCATGCCTGTGCCTGTTCGCCCATCGTACCAGGAGCACCATAAAAAGAAGGACTAAATAGATTCCCAGTATAAGCGTCTTCTACCCTTGCCATTCCTTCTCTAAGGTAGTCTTGTTGCGGCTCCCAGGGATCAGTACGAGTATAAGTTGTTTGTGTTCCACCTGCCATAATCTTTCTCCGCTATAACTACTGTAAATTGAACCAATCCACATCTTCAGGTATCTCAGAAGTGGGCATCTGAGTTCGACCAACTAAAATTTGATCTAAGCCTCTACCTTCTTCATCTTCACGATAGTCAAAAGGATCTAGAAGACTAGAGTAATGTGGGTATAAATCAGGATTCGTTGTGTAGGTAGGCCAAACTTGAGGCGTCCACCCCGCTCCCGGATCAACATCTGTTGGTAGATATCTTGCATCCTCCCCAGTATTACCCCCACCTTGATATGGATTACCCCAATGGTAGATAGGATAAACCCATGAGTGACCTGCATCTGGTAAATCTCTAGTATCATCCTCACCAGTTTTGGTTCTTAAATAAGAGGGTAAACCACCTTTATCACTAGCAAGTCTATAAGAAGGGTTTATTAGTGCTGTCAACCATTCTGGAGTAGGGGTTACTTGTGGTGCCATCCAATTAACATCGGGAGGAGTCCAATCTAATAGACTATCCCCATGACCTGTGTACATCTCCTGAGTTAAACCTGGTGCTAGTCTTGCCATTATTGAATCCTCTGCTTTAAATCTTTAGTTATAACCATATATGAATGTTTCCAATCTTTTAGTTTCCTTACCATACCCTTTCTAGTCCATGCCTCTAATGCAGTACAGCCAGTTTTCAAGGCGAAGCCCTCTATCATATCTAGGAACATGTACCATTTGTCTAAACCGCTACCATCCTTTCCACCTAGAGTAATAACTCTTAACACTCTCTTTCTTGGGTAAGATATAACCTGTGTTATCATTGCTGCGATTACTTCACCATGCTCCATTGCTATCCATAATTGCATAGCGTTGTTCATTAACTGCTCATACACATCACTGGAGATTAACTCACCTTCAGAATGCTTTAAGGCTATATCAATTAATGATTCACACTCATCCCATACAAGGTCAATATCATCTTCGTTTACTAATACAACCTTAACCGAGCTGAACCCAAGATCCCGGACTTCCTTTTCTGAAATAGTAGACCCCTTCCCCGCTTCCCGGGTTCCAATTTGTCCCGTCGGCGTACCTGACGTCACCTTCTCTTGGTCTTTGCGGTTCGGCATGTGTCCTCTCTAATCTGAATGTTGCCTGATTGTATATGATATCACCTAATCTCTGAAGCTCATTGATAAGATAGATTCCTAGATCTTCTTTGTCTAATGGTAATGGCCCCGGTGTATAATGAGTGACAGACTTTACTACTCTGTCTGAATATGTAGCCATTAGTAAGCTCTGCTTCCTCTGTCCCCAGCATTCTTAACATCCAATGTATAGCCATCAAGTCTCCAAGTCTGATCTCCTGTAGATTCAAACTTGACACCTATATACTTTCCTGTTACATTAAAGGATGCTTTAGATTGTGTGGCTGGATTAAAAACTACTGGCCCCTCCCATGTGATAGCCTCTTCTGTAGACATCTGATGTCCTACATAAACATTAAGAGTAGAGTCAGTAGATGCAGACATCATTGGATATACCGCAGTTACTCTCTTAACCATGTTCTGATTAGGTTGACCTTGAGCATCTATGGTTAATCCTGTCCTCTGCACGTAACTGGTCATATCAGCGGTGTCAGACTTATTGCCAGCATTATCTCTATATATCTTAGTATTAGTCGGAGAAGCCATATTTAAGCTCTTGCCAGCTAAGTTAAAGTAAGATGTAGAAGCAGACTGATTCCAGTTTAAAGTGTCAGTAGCCCATGTGGATGTTGCTGCGTTCCATGACCCAGGAGCTAGAGGATTACCCTCTGTACCAAATTCAATGAAACCAACATTAGGAAGCTCGCGTAGAGCAAAAGTATTATTGCTCCAATTCCAAATAAGAGCCTTATCACACTGGGCATTAGTAACATTAGCTGACGATACATAACAAGCCCACATCTCTGTTTTATTGTAGTCAGCCGTAACAAAACATTTCTCAAATTCATCACCATTAATGTCATTAAATATAAAGTCTCTCATCTGATGAGGTAAAATAGATGTGAGTTTATCTCCACTATTAATATACATATCTCCATATGCCATTACAAAGTGACCACCATCAAATTCTCTAATACAGTTCTTTGAAAGAGCGCCAACATTTGGAGATAGCTGGGTGAATGAAAAAATAAAAGGATTACCCACATAACTCATCTTATAAGTAGAGTATTGTTTGTAGATCATAAATTCACCACGTAATGGCAAACCGTCTACTATAGTACCTTTGCTGTCTTCTATGGCATACTCACCAGCGTCTACTGTAGCCAGAGTCTCATCCCATGAGACAGGCACAGCCTGTGTTGCTGCTGCTGTAGACCACTTAACAAGGCTCGTATAGGGTACACTTGACTTCGTTACATTCAAGGCTATCAAGAAGGACTTAAACGCTCTTAATGACTTACACTCTGTGCTGGCGGGCCAGTAAGTGAGGTCAGCCATCTTAGTTGCAACCGCAGGAATACCAGCGGTTAATGCCCAGAACTGTGGGTCATCATAACCATTACTCATTACTAGTATGCCACCTAAAACTGTGGATGTCCAGTTCTCTCTAGCCGTCGCAGAATAATCTCCACCAGATGTTCTAGTAATGTCAGTCCATATTGTTCCATTATGCACATATATCTTAGTAAGCCCTCCTACTATCCAGTAGTTAGCACCACCTGCCTCTAGGTTAGTAATGTAATATGGGGCTACAGGGCATGAGGCCATTACCTCTAAGTAGCCTGGACTCTTCTGTATTGCGTTATGCTCTGCCCTTATATTGTTCCCCTCTGTCCACGCATTAGGTGGCAGTTGCCAAGGATTTATATCTTTGACAATACCATACTGACCTGCATTAGTTATGGGAACTAGAGACATTACGCTGGTTTAGTAGGCCATACCACTGCTTTCACTTGATCGGCCGTTGTTAAACCTGCAGGCAGATCACGCAACTCTTGACGATACTGTCTCATAGCAGCAGACATGGTTACATCAGAAAGACCATGCCAATCTGTAAGTGAGATCCTGTTATTGCGAGTTGATCTTAGATCTGCTATCTCCCTATCAAATGCCCCCGCCTCCCAAATTACTTGGTCAGCATCAAGTTGGGCCTCCTCTTCAGCCGTAAGTTGAATTCTTACATTGTTTACCATTTTAAATCTAGCCATATTATGTTATCCCGTAGAGTTGAATAGTTCCGCTAATGTTTCCAGAAGCAGCCTTAAACTTTATTTGTGTGATTGCGCTTGTAGTTTGAATTTGACCCTGATTAATAGTCTGGGAAGTTGCCGGGCCAAGATCCATTGTATGATTGATATTGTAATAAAAATACTTATAATGGGTGGTAGAAGCAGGATCATATAACATCATTATTCCGGCCATGCAATTATCACTGGCATTCCCCATTCTTCTGTGCATTTCAACAAATGTTGCTGCACTTGACCAAGCAATTCCCGCTTCAAA